AAGCAGCAGAACTCACAACCCTCGTTATGGCCTTACTAGGCTTAGGTGGATTACGCACCTTTGAGAAATCTAAAGGACTCGCTTAAACATGGCTAGAGATTACAAACACGAATACGCTACGTACCACTCTAAGCCAGACCAAAAGAAACGCAGAGCTAAACGCAATGCGGCTAGATCACTTCTTATACAAAGTGGACGTGTACATAAAGGTGATGGTAAAGACGTAGATCATAAAGACCGTAACCCTCACAACAACTCAGTGAGTAACTTAAGAATACAATCTAAGTCTCAAAACAGAGCTTGGAGGAAAGGTAAAAATGGATAATGACTTAGACAAAATGCTTTCTACCTTACACACCGCAGTAGCCCAAGAGCTACTAGACCGTGTTCAGTCAGGTGAAGCTAAACCAGCAGACATGAGCAACGCTATTAAGTTTCTCAAAGACAACAACATAGATGCTATTCCCGTACAAGGTTCTCCTCTGGATGAATTACTTGGAGCCTTACCTTTCAGCAGTGAAAGTATTCAAGATACTCTAGCACACTAATAAAAGGGGACTTTAATGGAGACAGATAAACACCCCTTACGCGACTTTAGAAACTTCTTGTACCTAGTATGGAAGCAACTAAACCTACCAGTACCCACCAAGGTACAGTACGACCTTGCAGACTACCTTCAGACTAGCCCTAAGCGTTCCATCATCCAAGCATTCCGAGGTGTAGGTAAGTCCTACATCACCAGTGCTTATGTGGTGTGGCGTTTAATGCTAGACCCTGACTTAAAGATCATGGTGGTATCAGCATCTAAAGAACGTGCAGATGCGTTCTCTATGTTTACTCAAAGACTCATTATGGAGATGCCACTACTGGCCCACCTTATCCCCGACAAAGACCAACTATGGAGCAGAATAGCCTTTAACGTACAAGGTTCTATGGCCTCACACAGTCCTAGTGTTAAGTCGGTGGGTATTACGGGACAGCTTACAGGCTCCCGCGCAGACCTTATAATCGCAGATGACATTGAGGTTCCTAACAACTCTCAGACACAGCAGATGCGTGAGAAGCTAACGACTCTAGTAACTGAGTTCGATGCCGTACTTAAACCTTTAGACACCTCTAAGATTATCTATCTAGGTACTCCTCAGACCGAAGAGTCCCTTTACGATGTTCTACAGGATAAGGGATACGTAACTCGTATATGGCCCTCCAGATACCCTAAAGCAGACCAAGTAAACAGGTACGGTGATCGTATAGCTCCCTCTCTTATGGAGGAGCTCATAGCTAACCCTGATATTGAGTGGCAACCTACAGACCCTATGAGATTCGATGAAGAAGACCTCATAGAACGTGAGTTATCCTATGGACGCTCTGGCTACGCCTTACAGTTCCAACTAGATACAAGCTTGTCAGATGCAGACAGACACCCATTGAAGCTTAAAGACCTCATAGTCATGTCAGTGGATGGTCAGAAAGCACCAGAGAAGCCCATACATGGCACCATGAGTCACTTAGAAGTTAAGGATGTACCCAACTTAGGGATGCGTGGAGATCGCTTCTACGAGCCATTTAAGCTTACTGGGGATTGGGTAGATTACTCAGGTTCAGTCATGGCTATTGACCCTTCTGGTCGTGGTGCTGACGAGACTTCCTATGCAGTTCTTAAGATGCTTAATGGCTTCCTGTACTGTCCCGATATTGGGGGAGTAGAGGGTGGTTATTCAGGTAAGACTTTAGAGTCTCTAGTAGATATTGCTAAGAAAAACCAAGTGAACTATGTGCTAGTAGAAAGTAACTTTGGTGACGGTATGTTCAGTGAACTTATCAAACCTTACTTTACTAAAGCATACCCTGTGACCTTGGAAGAAGTCCGACACAGCAAACAGAAAGAGTTAAGAATCATTGACACTCTTGAGCCAGTGATGAACCAACACAGGCTAGTCATAGATCGTGAAGTTATCCAAAAGGATTACGACTCTATACAGAAGTATCCCAACGACATAGCGCAAAGATACTCACTGTTCTACCAGATGACTCGGATAACTAAAGATCGTGGGGCATTAGCCCATGATGACCGTTTAGATGCTCTAGCTATGGCAGCAAAATACTGGGTAGAGCAAATGGCTAGTGATGCTGATGAGCTAATGTTAGAGAGACACGGTGAGCTATTAGACAAGGAGTTAGATAAATTCTTAGGAAATCTTAATACATCCAACATGCAAGTCTCTAGTAACTCTTGGATATAAAAAGTAACAACGGTGTTTGAAAGTGCCCTGTGGCCTTAGTGCTGTGGGCCTTTCACAGACCCCCCTTGTTTGCGAATAAACGTACCGTTATAGGATACCCCCGTATACCCCTATAGGAAGGGGGGAGGAGGAGGCGTAGCCTACCCCCCCAACTAAAGGTAGAGCTTAAAGCTAACTCTAAGACTACAACCCAATACGGGATAAGAACTTATGTGTTTCTTTTAGGAGGGTTTAAGTTTTCTAAAGAAAAATCTGAGGGGGTATATATACGACACGCCCTAGCCTTTCCCCCCGTGGCCCCCCACAGGCACATTGAGACAAAGGGGGGCACCCATCACCGCCCACGGCATATCATTACCGCGCAACTACTAAACTATTTATATAACTGTATGATTTTGCAGGGATTGCATGCGTTATTAAATGTCATGCCTATATATAGTGGTGAGTTGTACCTATATAGGTAGCGTTTAGTTATCTTGGGGGTGTGTGTGTTTGTTGTACCTATTGTTTTCGTTATGAGCCTGTCGCTTTCGTTAGGCTAACTCTAAGCTTTACCAGTGTTAAACATATATTAAATAGTTGTTGCACATGAGTCTTAACAAGCGTATAAAGGTAGGTACTAACACAACAACGCTCTGCTTGGTTCGGCTATTCGGAACCCTTAAGCCCTCGAAACATTACCACGGGGATTGACTTAAGTAAGCGGCCCGACTCATTGAAGAGGTGAAGCCGCAACACCGTGTTAGTTTTATCTAAGCACCTCTACTATATATAGGTATTGTGATAGTTAGGAGTGCTTAGATAAAACTAACCATTAACTAAAGGGTACTACCTAATGATTATTATAATCGAAGCAATTAACAAGATTCATCAATCTACTGTAAACCGTATGTATATAGCAGAGCGAAAGTATAACGACTTAGTAGATGCTACTAGCAGACTTGAAGACGTGTCTAAGCATATTAACTTAGATGATGATAAGGCATGGGCTAAAAGCATGCGTAAACAAGAGGACATGTGGTGCTTGTTTATGAACTACTTTAATGACTTGCCTAAACGTGAACAACAAAACGCAGAGCGCAAGTATAAAGCTATTCACGGCTATAGCTGCGTTTAACAATGATGATGATAGTTTATCAGTTCGGCATTGAGTACCAGTGCCCACGAGTAAACATCAACATTAATAATATTATAAAGAGGTATTACCTAATGACTACTAAAAGCCGTACCATAATTACCCGCAGTAACCGCAACCCAAAACCTAGCAGCATTATAAAGATATTCACTAGGGTTATTTTATCCCTGCTATTTGTTGCACTGGGTTTATTCCTTTGCTCAGTTGTATTAGTAAACAACACGCTTAACCCATTCGGTTGGGCCGTGGTGATTGTTTATGTTTTGGTTGGTTGGGTAGCAGCTACTGATACTTGTAATAGCTAACCTTTAATCCTATTGCACCTTATGTGCTTAATAATTATATGCGGTGTTATAGCCGCCCTATACTTGGAGTTTTACCTAATGCTTACTTATACCCAACTTAAAGACGTTAAGACATTTTGCGCGGCCCTTCACAGTGCCCCCGATTTCAAAGAGGTAGTAACTAGCCTCACCGAATACGCAACCCCCGACACTATAGTCGATCATAACGACTCAATGCCCGATGATTTCGAGGTTGATAATGTGCGCTTCATACGTTATGACGCTATCGACTCTATACAAGAGCAAGAGCTTGGCAGCGACCTTTATATGTTGGGGTGCTTTAACTCTTGGTTTTTAGCTGGTGTTTTAGACATAGATGAGGACGTGATAGCTGCTCTCCAAGAGGCCGAAGCTTATGAGGCTTTAGGAAAAATGATTATATCTATGGGCAAGCTTGAAGAGGTGCAACAAGGCTACTCAAGTACCGATGGCTACGGGCACCACTTTAACCACTATGACTTTAGTGAAGAGTCGGTGAGCTTTGCAGGTACTGATTATTTTGTATTTGATAATCATTAAATTGCAACGTATATGTTGTTTTAGTGTAACGGCTTTAAGACTCCCCCTTGAAGCTTTTACCATGAACCAACCCTAACCAAACGAGGTATTAACAATGCTGCACAACACATTTAACGCACATTTAAACGCTGATTTTTATTCCAATGCTGAAGCCGTGGAATGGGCTAACGGTATTGTTTGGAATGAAATAGAAATAGAGGCCGCAGATATTCGCCACGGTGACCATATAGCAACCGTTCAGGGTGATGTTGGGGTCTGGTACGACTATGTTGGTGGTTATTTCTTTTTTACTGAAGAGATACCCTTTGAAAAAATCCCATATTAAAAGAGAGGTACTACCTAATGAATACTACAATCAACTTCGGTGGTTTTTACCATACGCATCATGAATACATAATCGAGCAAGCCGTGGGTTATATGCTAGGCATTGACGACCCTGAAACGGGCGAAATGGATAGCGAAGCTTTATGCAACTTTAATGACTGGCCTAGCGTTATGAATAATTATGCTAAACAGTGGCTAGATATGCTTAATGCTGACTTGGGCACGTCACTATCATTTATGGAACTAAACAGCCCCCGTGAATACAACTTTAAAACAGATGTGATATTCGCAGACGTTCCAGACGATGACATTCTATTAATTAAAGAATACGTAAAACATAATCATTTAAGTACGTCATTAGATGAGCATATAAAAAACGCAACTACCTCATACGATGGATATAGAGCCTTTTATTCTGGCCCTGATTTAGAGCTACCAGAAAACGAAGACGTTTTAATTCAATTAATGCTCGATGTAATCATTGAAGACTTGGGGGTTAATTATCCTTATATCTGCGAAGATTTCTATTCATAAAAGAGGGCGTAACTAATATGCAATCAATTACCTTATTTTCTATTGAGTTCCTGCCACATACTTGGCCTTTAGTTTTTGGTATACCTTCCCTGCTAATTGCTTCGGTAATTGCGGGGGGTATTTACGAGCTAATAAAAGGCCAGTAAATAAAATATCTATAGTTTATGTTTTTTGTAAATTATAGATATTTTTTTTTGGGCCTGAAACTATCATCTTACTAACTATCATCAAGCCTCGCGCTTAATTATTTTGATTGTCCCACATAAACTTATAACCCCCCACCCATTTATAAAGGAAATAGATTATGATTACAAAGCACAAACGCGCCTATACTACAATCAAAGTAAAAGGCAAACGCGAAGGTGGTAGTATCACGTTTGCAAAGGACTTTCATGCAGCATTACAAGAGAGGGCGGCATTATGCAAAAAGCGCATTTACATTTAATCAAGTGGGCAGTAGCCCGTGGTTACTCAGTAGCCGTGTACGGTGAAGGTGAGTTTGACGGTATCCACTCAACCTATAAAGAAATCAAAGACAACTGCGAGGCTTGCGATATGGGCCAAATGGTTCTAGTTAAACCTAGCAAGCAAGAAGGTAAGTGGATTTCGTTAGCCACCTTTGCTTATGTCCATGACTACGACCAAGAGCCTGAAGAGATCATATACGACTATGGTGTTAACTCAATATCTGAGCAGTGGGAACGAGACTACGAATCAACTAGGGGGGTGTCAGCATGAGCCAACCTAACAACCGCTATGACGCATTAACATTGGCTCTTGAGTTAGCCATAACCGCTAAGACTGACGATGGGGCATTTAGGGCCACCTCTATGGCTGAAGAATTTGCTAGTACCATGAGCAAGTCTGAAGTTGAACGTGCCAAGCTAGAAGTCAAAGCTAAACTATCAGGAGGTGACGAATGAAATTCAAGCAACTTCAAATAAACGTCAAAGACTTAGGCCGTGGCAACCAACATGGCTACACAGCGTTTGACTACGCCAGAGACACTGCTGAAGCGATAAGGCTCCGTGAGTCTGAAGACCTAACATGGGCCGATGACGACCAAGCGCAATTATCTGAAAATAAGGCAGTGGATATTGTGCAGAGCATAATCACTGGTGAAGACCCTCACATTAGCGAGTTATTGAGCTATGAAATAGTAACCTTATAAACCACCACCACCAAACCATAAGCCAGCCTTAACACCGCTGGTTTTTTTTGGCCCTTTTTTTGGGGGCAGCTATCATCTTACTAACTATCACCAGACCTCAAACTAACCTTGGAGAAATTCCTCATGCGCGATTTTAACGAAACAACTTTTGACGACTTACCACCTGAATTAATTGAAACTCTTAGTGACCACATCAACGACACGGAGGGTCGAACCACACCTAACAACAGGTAGCCTATCTACCAACCTTTGTGTTATGTTGTCCTGTCGGTGCTTAAAACCGATGTTCAACAAAATGCACAAACATCTTGAAATTATGCAAAAGGGAGCAATACTAGATGTTACTTAAAAACTTCTTAGGTTTAAAGCGCGATTTGCACTTATGTAAATGGCCTACTGGAACCTTTTATTCCACAACTTATTTTAGCTTTACGGCTGAAACGATTATCTTTAGGATTGGGCTTTATGAGCTTGAGTTAAGCAAACAAAATATAAATGAGAGAAATTTATGAGCAATATATTTACAATTAACTGGTCGGATTCAGCACCGCCACCAACAACAATTAAAGTATCGCATATAATTTCCAAGTTAAGGTATCGCTACATGGCTTGGATGGAAGGGTCGGAATGGCCTCTACACATGCCGTTTACTGATCGTATGTCAGATACCACACCGCGTATCGTAACGGGGAAGCCCGATTTTGCATCCAGTATATTAAATCTAGGCTCGCCTAGTAATTGCTGTAACATGGCTCAAGGCCCAACGGAGGCACACATTGAAACAAATTAATATTGAAGATGGGCTTACACCAGAGCAGCGTAAGACACTGAAGAAGCTTATAGATGTGCTAGAGCAGTTCAGGACATTAGACCCTGACATGCCGACTCAAACTTTACTCTCTTTTCTTTACTGTAAGGTTCTGGAGAATGAAGAGGACTTTGCAACTGTTCGTATGGTTGCCGAAAAGTTACGCACATCTAGCTCAAGTGCTAGTCGTAATATACTAGCTCACACTGAACATAATAGGCAGCTTAAGGGCGGCACTATGTTGGTTGAGACTTTTGAGAATCCACTTAAACGTAACGAAAAAGTTGTACGTTATACCCCCAAGGGTGAGCGTATGCTTGAGTCAATATTGTCCCGACTTTCAGACTAACTATCACCTCTTAAATTAAATAAATTCTTGTAACAAAATACACTATTAATGGTGGTTTTGTTATGCCTGTAAATCCTCAAATAAAGGAAGATCAAATGTCTATTTCAAAACAAAGTGGTGGCACCTATGCTTCGGCATTTATGTCAAAAAGTAACCGATACTACGCAGCACCTTTTGATACTGAGAACTTAGCACGTATCTGGGAACTGTCTGCAAAAGAGCAGATCAAACAAGGCTTCGCAGTAACATATCCCAAGGGCACTATAAGCCCCTCTAAAGCTGCTGACCAAACTTTATCGTTATGGTTGGATAAGACCTATAGGATGTTTTGGGAAGGTACTGCTAGTGCTTCTCAAGCCCGACATAAGATGCTAGAAATCAATAACTATTTTGGTGCTAACACTGACGTTAATGATTTGACAACGATACTTATAGATGAATTTATTCACCATCTAAAAAGGTCTAACAACGCTAACTCAACTATCAATCGCAAGTTAGCTACAATCAGTAAAATGATTAACTACGCAGATGAATGTATCCAATTACGACACAAGCCTAAGATACATCGACAGAAAGAACCAAAGGGACGTATGCGCTTTGTTAGCCCTGAAGAAGAGGCTCAAATTATGCACACACTAGACCAGTGGAGCCAAACTGACCTTAAAGACTCCATCACTGTTCTTCTCGACACTGGGATGCGGAGAAGTGAACTAGGCAGAGTTGAAGCAGTCGATGTTCAAGCAGATGTTATAAATTTGTGGCGTACTAAAAATGAACTAGATCGTTCCATACCCATGACTGCCCGTGTCAAGGAAATAATGGCAAGGCGTACAGTCAATGCTAAATCTGTTTCAACGAGAAGCAACAAGCTTTTCCCACAGAATATGGAGACTTTATCAAAGCATTGGAACAGGGTACGTTATCACCTTGGTTTTGACGATATGGTTTTACATACCTTTCGCCACACTACAGCCAGTAGGTTAATACAGAGAGGAGTGGGTGTAGGTGTAGTAAAAGAGTGGATGGGTCACAAGACTATTTCAGTGACTATGCGCTACGCTCATTTAAGTCCTAAGAACTTGCTTCAGGCTGTTGCAGTTTTAGAGCCATAATGTATAATCACGCCTCTTCTTAGGGAGAGGTTTACCCTCACTGCCTTGGTGATGGAATTGGTATACATAGCAGACTTAAAATCTGCCGACTTATGGTCATGCGGGTTCAAGTCCCGCCCAAGGCACCACTAGGAGATGTTTTATCTCCTGTTCTTTTATATGGTAAATTGCCGTGGTAATTACCAAGATTACAGTCAATACTGAAACGTATTTATTCAGTGTCACCATATAAATCAATAGCTTACACCATCCCCAACTATCACTTACGAGACTTAAAATGTCCTTTCTAGTTACAACTCATGTGTTAAATGCTCCAATACGCCCACCAGCAGTACCTTTCATACGCATAAACACCCTAATTTCACCTTGTCACACATAAGCAGCAGACTTTTTGCTTTTACCACTTAAGCTCTGTACGTGGTAATTCCAGTAGTAAATTTATTTATTAAAACACTTGACTTGCAACGCATGTGCTGAAAGCCCATTAGTATCCCGTTATAGCGCACCCCCCCTGTATACCTATAGTAAGGGAGCAGAGGGAGGCGAAGCCTAGCTCCCCATATTAGTACAACTTCAGGAATATAATTATGTATATCCAACATACAAGTTCAGAATTACTTGAAATACAGATTAGGCATGAGCAGGAAATGCTAGATCGTGGTGTCTCTCGTTATCGTAAGAATGTACAAAAGGCTCAAGCTAGCGGTCAGGAGTCCGACACTCAACATGGCTCTTTGTTGATGAAAACAACTATAGACAAACTTATAAATGGTCTGGATGTTTACATCAAAGGTGGACTAGCAGGAAAGGCAGGGAAGCACACTATAGCCGCTAAAATACTATCTACCTTAGACATAGAAGTTTGCTGTTACGTGGCTCTGAAGTCCGTTATAAACAGCCTAACTAACCGTGTAACAATGACCAATGTATGTATCCAAATCGGACAGAATATACATGACCAACATCTGTGTGACGAGTTTAAGTTACACAATAAGTTGTGGTTCAAAAGCACAATGGATTACGTAGCTAAAAGAAAAGCTTCACGTATTCACAGAAAGATGACCCTTCGCAAAGCTGCTGATAAAGCAAACACTTCTTACAACATTTGGACTACTCCAGAGCTTTACCATATTGGTTCTAAGTTAGTCGATTTGATAATCCAGACAACTGGTATGGTGTACGTAGATAAGGTTTATACAGGCAAGAAGAGGACTACACATTATCTATCTGCGACACCTGAGATTCTTGATTGGGTGCGCCAACTAAACAGCCTTAACGAAATCCTCACACCCGAAGCCTTACCCTTTGTTATTCCACCTAAGAATCGTACAACCATCATGTCCGAAGTTATGCACTCGACCATCTGGAAGAAACGCTTACCTCTTATTAAAACCCGCAACCGTCAGCTACTAGAGGAGCTAGACGGAGACCCTGATTTACAGAAAACAATAGACGCTGTGAACATCCTTCAGAACACACCGTTTCGTATCAATAAGCGAATAATTAAGTTGCAACGTATGTGTTGGGAATCGGGTCAGTCTTGGGGTGGTATTCCGTCTTGGAATGATGCCCTTATGCCTGTCTCACCTTTCCCAGATATACCTACGCACACCTTAAATGAGGAGCAGAAGCAAATCTTATTTAAGCACAAGAAAAAGTGTCAGCAGGTGCATGAGAAAAACGCTTCTGCCTTATCTAAAAAGATAGCCTTTGAGCGCAGCCTTATTGTTGCTGAAAGATTTAGTAAGTACAGTGAATTGTTCTTTATATACCAGACGGATTACCGTGGACGTATATATCCAGTGGCCCAGTTTTTAAGCCCTCAAGGGTCGTCAGTAATTAAAGCTCAGATGGTGTTAGCTAACGGCAAGCCCATAGATACTTATGACGAGTTATCTTGGTTATACCATCATGCCGCTAACGCATTTGGCTATGACAAGTTAACTATTAGTGAACGTATTAGGCTTATTGAAGAAATGATGCCAGAGATCATAGCTATTGATTCTGACCCTCTTACTTATACCTCTTGGAAAGACTGTGACGACCCTTGGGGATTCCTTGCAGCTTGCTTTGAGATTGCTGAGTTCCAACGAGTAGGCTATGGGTTTGTGTCACATATAAGTGTAAATTTAGATGCAACCAATTCGGGCCTCCAGATATATTCTGCTATGTTGAGAGATGAAATTGGTGCCAAGGCAACCAATGTGACCCCTAGCAACAGCCCCGCAGACGTATACAAAGACGTAGCTATCATCACAGAAAGTAAGCTTGCAGAAGAAGCCTTACTAGACACAGACGAAGCTGAGTGGGCTAAAGTTTGGCTGGAGATGGGCATAGATCGCAGGCTGTGTAAAAAACCGTGTATGACTCTTGTCTATAGCGCAACTTTGTTTTCTTGTAGGGACTATGTAAGAGATGAACTAAATGAACGCTTTGAGTCAGGCAAGCTGATAAACCCATTCGCAGATAACGAAGATGCTTTTATAAAGGCAACTTTTTACTTGGCTAAAACCATTTGGGCAAGTATTGCGGATTGCGTCATATCGGCACGTCAAGCTATGGATTGGATGCAAAAGATTGCGCGGGATGTGAGCCGAGTTGAGATACCATTAATGTGGCAAACACCAAGCGGCTTTAGAGTTGTTCAAAGCTACCCTGAGATGAAGGAGCTACGAATCCAGACCCACATTGATGGGCAGCTTGTGCGTCCAAGGTTGTCTAACCCTAATTTCCAAAAGGTAGATAAGAAGAAAGCAGCTTCGGGAATCGCCCCTAATTTTCTGCACTCGCTAGATTCCAGTTTCATGGTTCTTACGATACTTTCGTGCGCTGCTGGTGGTTCGGCAGGAGGAAAAGGAATGACAGATTTTTGGATGATTCACGACTCTTTCGGCACCACAGTTAAAGACGCTGCTCTGCTCTCAAAAACACTTAGGGAGGTGTATGTGAAGATGTTTGAAGACAACGATGTGTTAAACCAATTCCGTGATTCTATGCTTCTAGCCATTCCTGAAGTTGCCCATCCACCTAAGAAGGGAACGCTAAATCTTAAGGGCGTTATAAAATCTAAGTATTTTTTCTCTTAAAGGGCTTGACTTGCAACGCATGTGATGAAAGCCCACAAGTATCCCGTTATACACAAGTATACCGAAAAGCAATCCAACGGAGAGGGTGGATGAATGATTTAGAGAAAGCAGTTCAACTAATCACCAATGGTGAACCTATACCACTAGACCTCTTTGCCACCCTGTTAGGGCAAGGCATAGATGTTTCTGAACTTGAACGAAAATACGAAAGGTAACTATAGCATGGCTAACAAAATTATGATGACACCTAAAGGCTCGGCAAATTGGGTTAAGGTTTTTCAACCTGACACAAAATACCAACCAGAAGGGGAATACTCAATGAAGCTTGTTGTACGAGAAGATTTAGCTGAAGACTTATGCGGTCAGTTAGATAGCCTCACAGATGCAATTTATACAAAGTCTTTAAAGGACAACCCAAAGCTTAAGACTAAGCTGACTAAGCGCACCCCTTACGAGCAAGTGCTTGATGACGAGGGTAATGAAACAGGTGAGATTGAATTTAAATTCAAGACCAAGGCCCGTATTACAGCCAAAGACGGTAGCACGTACACCAACAAAGTTGCTGTGTTTGATGCCAAAGCGAAGCCTATTACTGAGCAGTTAAACATTGGTAATGGTTCGATTATGAAAGTTGGCTTTGAGCCTGTCCCTTACATGATGCAGTCCACTAAGGAAGCGTCAGTTTCATTGCGCCTCAAGTCCACCCAACTGATCGACTTAGTTGAGTTTGGTGCTGCAAGTCCATTCGGAGAAGAAGAAGGATATACGTTTGAAGAAAGCTCAAAGCCCACAGAAGTTGCAGAAGAAGTTAGTAGCAGTGACTTCAGCAACGAAGAAGAAGACGAAGACTTCTAAGAAAGAAGTTAAGTATCGAAGCGGCCTTGAACGAAACGTAGCACTCGACTTAAACAAGCGGGGTATTAGCTTTCAGTATGAACATGAGCGTATCCCGTATGTTGTTGAGCGTAAATACCTTCCAGACTTTCAACTTCCTAACGGAATCTACATCGAAGCAAAAGGTTGGTTCAAAGACGAAGACTGCCGCAAGATGAAATTACTTAAGAAGCAGTATCCAGACAAGGAGTTTCGCTTCTTGTTTCAAAACAAAAATACAAAGGTTCAATCTAAAAGGTTCACAAACGCTCAGTGGTGTGAGAAGTACGACTTCAAATACTGCGAAAGCCGTGTGCCTGAGAGTTGGCTTAAGGAAAAACTAAAGTGAAAGTAAGACAACGCACAGACTATATAGTCATTCATTGTGCCCAAACTAAACCGTCAATGGACATAGGTTTTAAAGAAATTGACCAGTGGCATAAGCGCAGAGGTTGGACGGGATGCGGGTACAATTTTATTGTACGGCAGAACGGTATGATTGAAATAGGCCGAGCCTTAGAACAGGTCGGTGCCCACGTAAAGGGCTTCAATCACAATTCTTTGGGAATCTGCTTAGTGGGTGGCATTGATGAAGATGGTGACTTCGATGTTAACTACACTCCTGAACAGTGGGACACCTTAGACTGTCTCGTTGAAACCCTGACTAAAATTTATCCTAATGCTGCTGTGGTCGGTCATAAAGACCTTGACTCACATAAGGCATGCCCAATATTTGAGGTAGCAGCATGGCTAAAACAGACCAAGGAGATTCGTACCTCTTAAGCGGAAAGCTACCCTGCCCTAAGTGTACATCCAGTGATGGATACCATCTGTACTCAAACGGGTGGGGAAAGTGCTTCGCGTGTGACGCAAACGTGCCTTGGGATGTGGCCCTACAATCAACAGAAGAGGCACCTAAAGTGAGTGGATTGATACCTAAAGGGGAACACACTTCCCTAAACAAACGTAAGATCAATGCCGATACCTGTGCCCTATGGGACTACACCAAGGCTGAGTACAACGGCACTACGGTTCAGATAGCAAACTACAAGAACGATAAGGGCACCACCATTGCTCAGAAGGTGCGCTTTCCTAATAAGGACTTTAAGTTCTTAGGTGATACTCAAAACATCCCTCTCTATGGTCAATGGCTTTGGAAAGACGGTGGAAAGATGGTCACGCTCGTAGAAGGAGAAATTGATGCCTTAAGTGCAAGCCAGACCCAAGACAACAAATGGGCCGTGGTGAGCGTCCCCAACGGCTGTCAAGGGGCAGTCAAAGCTGTCAAGAATAACCTTGAGTGGCTTCTTAAGTTTGACACCGTGGTCATTATGTTTGACCAAGATGAAGTCGGGCAGGAAGCCGCCCACAAGGTTGCTGAGTTGCTTCCACCACGTAAAGCTAAGATAGCATCACTACCTCTTAAAGACGCTTCAGAAATGCTTATGGCGGGTCGTAGTAAAGACCTTATCACTGCCATGTGGCAAGCCAAGACTTACACCCCTGCGGGTATCGTAAGTGGTGCTGAGTTACGTAAGCGGCTTGAAGAACGTCCAGAGGTTAAGTGCTACCCGTGGCCTAGCTTTATGCAAGGAATGAATCAAAAGACCTATGGCATACGCCTTGGGGAGCTTGATGTATTCACTTCGGGAAGTGGTATGGGCAAAACTACTCTTATTAAGCAGTTCCAACATCACTTTATGCAGACCACAGACCTTAACCAAGCCCTTATTCACCTAGAGGAACCGCTTGAAGACACTGCTGAAGGACTTATAGGAATACACATAAGCAGACGGCTTAACCTGCCAGATGTGCGTGAGTATGTAGCTGATGAGGATTACTGGAAAGGCTTTGATGAAACATTCGGTGCTGTTGATGCTGACGGTAATAGTCGATTAAATGTCTATGATGCGTTTGGCTCCTTAGACGAGACAGACCTTTATAACAAAGTCAGATACTTCGCAACTGGTTTGGGATGCAAGGTCATTTGGATTGACCACCTCTCAATACTGGTCAGTGACTTAGGTAGTGAAAGTCAAGATGAGCGCAGGGCTATCGACTCTATCATGCACAACCTAAAAATGTTGACGCAAGAGCTTGGGGTCTATATCGGCTTAATCAGCCACTTGAAGAAAGCACCGCAAGGTCGCAGCTTTGAAGAAGGATACGTACCGTCCAGTGACGACTTACGTGGTTCGGGTTCAATCAAGCAGCTATCTAACAATGTCTACGCAATAAGCCGTAACCAGCAAGAGGAGGACGACAGGGCGCGTAATACGTCACTACTCACTGTTCTTAAGTGCCGCTATACAGGCCGAACAGGTAAGGCAGACTACCTATATTTTAATGAAGACACAGGGCGCATGGTCATTGGGCAAGACCCCGATGAAGCTATGGTTGCCAACGGTTCTAACTAATTACTCCAACGAGAGAATAATCACATGACTACATACGTTTTTGATATTGAAACAGACGGCCTATTGGAAGAGGTTTCTAAAATACACTGCATTGTCATGGCTGACATGGGTACACGAAAGCTACAAAAGTTCACCACAGCTTCTAATAATATTGACCAAGGCTTAAAGCTTCTTAGTGAAGCCACCGAGCTTATTGGTCACAACATTATGGAGTACGACTTAGGTGTTATTAAAAAGCTTTATCCATCTTGGCACACATGCGCAGTATTAACAGATACGTTGATATGTAGTCGGTTGATATGGGGCAATATGTATGAGGTAGATGCTACGCACTACAGGAACATACCAATCCATGTAAAAGGTAGGCACTCATTAGAATCTTGGGGACACCGCTTGGGGTTCTATAAAGGAGACTTTGGGGCTACGGCAGATTGGTCTGTGTATACACCTGAGATGCTTAAGTACTGCTCACAAGATGTGTTAGTCAACGTCAAGTTCTATGAGTATGTATTGACTGAGAAGTATAGCGAAGATGCCATACGACTTGAGCATGACATACACAAAATCTGCCTTGAGCAGCAAGCCATAGGTTTTCCTTTTAACGAGGAGAAAGCTGCACTTCTTTATGCAGAACTTGGTGGTCGTAGGGATGAAATCAAACAGTTAATGATTAATACCTTTGAGCCTAACGTCATTGAGCTTAAAACAAAAACCAAAACCATTCCCTTTAACCCTAGTAGCCGACAGCAAATTGCTGACAGGTTACAAAGGCGTGGTTGGGTTCCTACTGAGTTTACTGAATCTGGACAGGTCGTGGTCAACGAGACAACGCTTAAGGCTATTGAAGATTCAATACCTGAAGCTAAGTTGCTGCTTGAGTATCTAATGCTCATCAAACGCCTTGGACAGTTAAGTGAGGGAAATAACGGTTGGCTAAAGCTAAGTAGAAACGGACGTATTCATTACCGCACTAACACCCTTGGGGCAGTGACAGGGAGAGCCACAGCCAGTAAGCCAAACATTCAGCAAGTGCCTAGTGACCGAGCAGAGTACGGCAAAGAGTGCCGTGAGTTGTTTTATGCCCCGAAAGGATGGGAACTTCTTGGCTCCGACCAATCTGGAATCGAGTTGAGGGCATTAGCCAGCTACATGTCTGAGTGGGACAAAGGTGCTTATGGGAAGGTGATTCTTGATGGTGACATACATACAGCTAACCAAGAAGCGGCAGGTTTAGAGACTCGCTCTCAGGCGAAGACCTTTATTTACGGTTGGCTCTACGGGGCAGGTAGCGCAAAGATCGGCTCTATTGTTGGCAAAGGTGCCAAGGAAGGTACACGACTCAAAGAGCAATTCCTTAAGGGTCTACCTGCTCTTAAGAGTCTTCAAGAACGAGTTCAAGAACAAGCCAAGAAAGGCAAGGTCAAGGGACTTGATGGTAGATACATTCCAGTAAGACACCAACACGCGAGTCTTAATAGTCTGCTTCAAAGTTGCGGGGCAATCCTAGCAAAACGATGGGTAGTTATCTTTCATTCAATCTGTAAATCCAACGGCTACACACATGGTAAAGACTACCAGCAAGTAGCTTGGGTGCATGACGAAATTCAGGTGTTGGTTAAACAAGGTACAGGAGATGAATTTGGAAAATACGCACAAGACGCAATGCGGCAAACAGGCGAATACTACGACTTCGGAATTAGACTTGATGCCGAATACAACATTGGAAGAAGTTGGGCAGAGACACACTAAGTCGTGTATCGCGTGTGACATAGGTTTGCACGAAGATAATTGGTATCCCTCATTCGTGAAGAAACGCCATTACAAGTGCAAGACTTGCTACGACATTAGACGTTTGGAGAACAAGCTTAAGGCAAAGGGTATGAGCAAGCGTGGCTTGTTAAAGCTTTACAAACTCAAAAGCAGAATGGTTTACGACAAGTTTCCTACAGGCCACATCTATGTTCTTAAAAATCCTGCATGGCCCGATTGGGTCAAGGTAGGTAAGGCCGTAGATGCTTTAGACAGACTTAACAGCTATCAGACTGCAAGCCCTCAACGTGACTACTCAGTGATTCATTTCATCGAAGCACAGAACAGACACGCAGTTGAGAAAGCCGCACACATTAAACTTAATGAAGCATGCACTGGCAGACATAACGAATGGTTCAAGATTCCTAATGACACGGCAATCTCTATCTTAAACAACTTTAGAAATACAGGATAAATAGTATGGATACCAACCGCGTATCTCTAACCATAACCATTGAAGAAGATTGTTCTTCAGTAAAGTTTAAGGGTGAATGTGACGGCACACCATCTGAAGATCAGAATGATGTAGCAGCCGCAATCTATGCAGCAGTCTCAGACATAGCCGCAAACCCTGACACTCTTGAATACTTTTTTGAAATGGCTCAAGAAATGGCTAAAGAAGAATATAAGCCAATACCGCCCTCTCTCAGACTTGTTAACTAAATAAGGAAATTCTCATGGCAGATAAACGCAACACGCTTCTACTTGATGGTGACTTAATTGCTTACCGCATTGCAGCAGCCTTAGAAAAGCCCGTTCATTGGGGTGATGGTTTGTGGACACTACACTGTTATGAAAACGAAGTCTTTGCAGCCTTTGTAAGTAAAGTTGAGTCTATTAAAAAAGAAACTGGGCTAACAGATGTAGTAGTAACTATATCTAGCCCTCGTAACTTCCGTAAAGAAATTAACCCGCTATATAAAGCAAACCGCAAGTCAACAAGAAAGCCTTTATGCCTTGGCCCTCTCTTTGAGTTTATTAAAGAGGAGTTTAACCACGTCATATTAGATCGCTTAGAAGCTGACGACACAATGGGCATCCTTGCTACCCAAGAGCCTGACCGTTATCTAATCGTAAGTGACGATAAAGACATGGTTACGATTCCCGATGCACGAATCTGGAAGGACGGTGCAATCCTGCACATTACTGCTGAAGTAGCTTACGAAAACTTCATAACTCAAGCTTTAAAAGGCGACCCTACAGACGGCTATTACGGATGTAAGGGTATTGGAGAAGTCACTGCACGTAAGATTATAGATAAGCACCGAGGCACCCCTGAGAGTCTTTGGGAAGGTGTACTAAAAGCTTACAAAGGTGACGAAGCAGAAGCACTACTGAACGCACGTATGGCCCGAATACTCACAGCAGAGCTTTGGGACAATG